ATATTCTGGTTCAAATTTTGGTAATTCTTTTGATTGAAATAATATAACATAATTTTTAACATCAAAATCATTCCAATATTTATTTAATAAACTAATAAATCCATCGACAATAGTTCTTTCTGTTTGTTTAGGCAGAAATTTTAAATTAACTCTTTTAGCAATAACCTGATATCCCATATTTAAAACATCTATTTCATCTTTAAAAATATTTAAAATTGAATCAATTGCAGGTTTAGGTGTAAAAATAATTGGTTCTAATTTTTGCCAAAGATAGTCATCAAATATAACAATACCATTTACATTTAATAATTTTATAGCTAATACTGAATCATATAAAACATCTTTTGCAGTATGTGAAGCATCAATAAATATTATATCAAACATAATTTTTTTTATAACTAATTCTGGTAATGCAATAACTGATTCTTTTTTTATAAAATGTATATTATCTTTTCTTGGACTAGCATCTTTTCGTTTTAGTGCAGACTTTTCTATTTCTTTAAAATCTATTTCTACATATTCTGGTGATCCTTCCCATGTATCTATACCATAATACTCAGCGTCTTTATTTGCTTCAAGAAAAACTTCCGCAAATTTTTCCATAGCCTCTCCTTTATAGACTCCAATTTCTAAAATTTTTATAGGTTTTCCTCTAAAATGTAATAAATGTTTATCCCATTCTGTCCAACCAAATTTTTTATTCATTCTTATAATTCTATAGAAAAAATTATATGATTTTTTATATAATTTTTTCTAAGAAGCTCTACGTGTTCTAAATAAATATTTTCCAGATACCCAAGGTGATTGGTGAAAAAATATTCTCTTTTTATTATCTACTTCATATAAAGGTTGTTTACCAACTACATAATATTTTCCATCTATTCCATATCTATCTGATTTATATAAATATGTTGCAAATGGTGCATTGTAACTGTAATAAGATGGATATACCATCATTCCATATGGATCACCTCTTAAATCATAACTCATTAATCTAGTATTTCTAGTTGGCATCCATAAATATTGCGCAAAATTTTCACCTAAGAATCTTTTATTATTCCTTAAGACCCATATAAAGAAAAATATTAAGAGTATTAAAATAAGTATAATTATCATATACTTATATATAGAAAAAAAACAGAAAAAAAATTAAAAAAAAATTAAAAAAAATTGATTATTCAATAAATTACACATATAGAGAACATATTATACTAAATATTAATTATGGCCACTTCCAATGTTGAAATATTAACCAAGGAATATATACAGGTTGTTAATAGAATGACCTCCCTTATGTTACAATTGAACGAAGAAAAAGCACGTGCGACTGAATTAGAAAAACTTATTGAAGATCATAATAAAGACTTAACTCCAAAAGAATTTATTAATCAGCCTAATAAAAATATTATTGTGTCAAGTCAAATTGTTAAAAACGATTCTGATTCTGAGTCATTATCCGACTCAGATGACAGTGTCGAATTTATTAAAAACTTATCAGATGATGATATTAAGAAAGAAGAAAAGAAAGAAGTTACTACCAAGGCAACACGTGGAAGTGAAAGAGGGCGTGGAAGAGGGCGTGGACGTGGAAGAGGACGTGGAGGTAAGAATGGTAATGAAGTTTAAAAAATTGATTTATTTATTTCTTAAATAAAAATCATATTAAAAGTATATATGGTATTGGTATATAAAGATATAAATCAACGATTTAATATTAATACTTATCATAACAATTTAATTAAAAATAGGGGAATAAATATTTATAATTCAGTAAAACAAGAAATTACAGAAGAAATTAAAAAAGATATAAATATAGTAACCTATGACATACAAAATCCAAATATAATTAAAAATATAAATAATAATAAAATATTATGTGATAAAATTGATATGAATCCAATATATGAAGAAAAATTAAAAAATTCTATATTCTAATTTTATTAAATTTAGTTTAAATACAAATATTTATATATATTTATATAATATATAAATGTTTAAAACCATTCTTGTAATCGCATCTATCTTAGGTGTAAATTGTAATAATTTAAAAAATTTAAATTATTCTAATAATAATAGTGTTTCTTTATTATATGGTAATACTCTTTCAACATCATCAAATACATCAAATGGATGTATTTCATTTTCAGTTAGCACTGGAACTGGATGTGCATGGATGTGTAATTATTGTGCAAATAACTTAGGAACTAATAATTATTATTTTACAAACGGTGTATGTCAATATGAAACTGGTGGATGTGTTGGTAATCCTCAAGTTGGAGTTCAATATACATGTTGTTCTATGTAATGTGAAAAACTTAATAAATTATATTTATAAAAATTGATAATTACATTCTATATAAAAATAAGCATATATAAGTATAAATTAATTAAATGAATGTTTATCAAAAACCAAATAAATATAATAAAAATAATTATCGACAGTATATCCCACCAAATTATGGTAAATTCCAAGAACAATACGAGTCAGAAGAAAACGAATTAATTACACCAGATATTCCAATGACTTTTAAAAAAATGAATTCATTGTTATCACATGTTAATGATATGATTGATCTTCGACTTGCAAGAAATGTAGAAGGCAAACCTTGTATCATTAGTGGTAAAATGCATTTACATATGGCTATGTTTTTTGAAGATAATGGATCAAATATTATTCCACTTTCATATGGTCAAAATGGAGCAACCATTTATAATTTATGTCATGCAGAACACAATGCATTATTAAAACTTAAAAATCGTGATACTAAAAAAATAACAGGAATTAATTTGCTAGTTATAAAAACAACATTAACAGGAGTCATTGGTAGTTCGAAACCATGTGCTCATTGCTTAGCATTACTTTGCACTTTACCATCTAAAAAAGGTTATAAAGTAAATAACGTATTTTATTCTAATAGTCCAAGTGAAATATTAGTAAAGAAAAAACTCAATGATTTATTATTAGAAGATCTACATATAAGTAGAATGTATTCTGATAAAGGTTATAAACCTAGACTTGAAAAATTTATATAAATTTAATATAAAAAATTAATTTTTTTTATATTAAATCAATTTAATTTATAAAAAAATTGATTTTTTGATATTTAACTAATCTATGACAGTTTACAGTATTATCTAGAAGAATGACTACAAGTATGCGCGAAACTATGCAACAAATCACCAATATGTTAATTGATTTAGCGGGAAATCAAATTCTACCGCCTGAAATCAAAATTTATGAAGATGTTATTGATCAAAGTAAAATTCTGCAGAATATTGAATCTAATATTGCAGCTTTTATTAAGGACTATCCAAATTTTGCAAAATCTATTCATGATAAAGCAAAAAAGCAAGAAATTATTCAAGAAATTTATGCAATCATTAATTCTTTTGAATTTGAAATTAAAGATGCCTATAAGAAGTTATGGGAGTCTTATGTCTTGAATACTGTATCTGATACTGACAAAATAACTAATTTAAATAATCTTAAGAAAAAGATCATCAATAAAAAGATGATTACTTATATTGAAAATGAAATTAGAACTCCTTCTAAGGTAAATAATATTATTAAAAAGATTTTATTTACTCCCTTGTTTATTCAGGATGAGGAGTCATTAACTGAGGCAGAAAAAATTATCATTGAAAATGTTGAAAAGGCTAATCAGAAATATAATGATTCAGTAATTCATTTTCTTGAAAAGATTGATTTTAAGGCAGATGAAAATCTTATTGTAAATCAGTTTTTTAATTGTGTTCGCCTTATTGATGATGATAATAAGCGCAATACTTTTTATAATTCATTCCTTCAGTTAATTATTGCAGATCTTAAGAAGCCAACACGTTCCGAAGGGAGTGAGCGAATTATGCTTCAAGTCTATTTGTATTTAATTAATAATGAAGTGATTAAGACTGTTAATAAGGATGTAGTATTATATGTTAATACAAAGAATTTTGATTGGTTTTCCTATCAAATTACTAATATGCCTTATCAATTATATCCTCACTGGAATTTTAAGACTCGTGAGTTTATTCTTGATTTGTGGCAAAAGCATTGTATTCAAAATATTTACTTGAAAATAAATATTCTTCTCAGTCTACCAACTTCTGCTGGTAAGACTGTTATTTCAACTGCTGCAATTCGCAAATTTAGAAAAATTTGGTATATTGTTCCTACAATTCCACTTGCTCTACAGCTAGCTGGTATTATTATTTCATCTTTAATTGAAATTGAAAAGAGAGCAGGTGAAACACGTAGAAATGTTACACTTGCAATTAAAGGACTTGTTTATAAAAGATTTATGGGTAATGATGATATTATTGTTGCAACTCCTGACCAAATGTATAATTTGATTACAGATAAGAAAATTACAAATGATGTAGATTATATTATTATTGATGAGTTTCATAATATGGCTAATGACGGTATTGGGCAATTTATTGAATGCATCCTGCTTTTTGCAGCATTTAACCAAATTCCATCTATTTGTCTGTCAGCTACTATTCCTAATTTTGATGAAGTTAAAACAATGATGGAATATCGTTATAATCAACCAGTATTTGGTGTTTCTGAGAAGAAACGCTTTTTTAATATTGAGAGATTTATGATTAAAGATTTGGAGCTAGTAAAGATTGATCCTTTACAGCACATTTCTATTGAAACTCTACGTTCTAATGAGTTTACTCACATTGGACTACCACCAAAAGATGTTTATGATTTGTATAAAAAATTGGTTGATGTCACTAGAATTAATGAAAAGGAGCAAAAATTTCTAAAACTTGATGATGTTCATAAGCTTGAGTGTGATATTTTTACATATCTGAAGACTCAGCCTGATGAGGTATTATCTCAGGTAATTGCAAATAATCCAATTATTGATGATCAGCTAAGTTTGTATGATCTTTTTCTAATGCTAAAGAAATTTAATACATCTGCCATTAAACCAATGATTATTTTTACTATGAATTCTGAAAAATGTATGGAAAGATTTAATAAGCTCATGGTAATGGTTAGAGAATATGAAGCTCTAATTTATTCTGGATATAATGGTGATCAAGCTATTATTCAGGAATATTTTGACATGTGTGAGCAGCAATGTGGTAAGGTTAGAGTGGCCGATGATTCTAGCAAAAAGGGTGGTGCCAAGGGAGGCTGTGGTGACTCTAGGCCTCAGGAGAGTGATAAAAAGGAGGCTAGTTCAAAGGGTGGAGGAGGAGGAGGGGGAGGAGGGGGCTCTGCACCAGAAGATGCTGAAGAAATGAAAGAAAATATTAGAGATAATATTTTTGATGGCGAATTTGGCACTAAGTCTAAATTGAAAGAATTTTATAAAATATTTATTGATACTAAGATTGAGCAAAAGTTTATTGATGATTTTAATTCTAGTTATGGTGCTGATTTAACTGCTGAATCTATTAGAAAGTTAAGAAATATTCATGCTACAAAGGAATTTAGAAAGTATTCTAATAGAAATGGGCTATATTTGAGAAATAAATATGCTCCTCACTCAGAGTGCAGATTAATTGATAATGATATTCCACCTGAGCAAATGAGAAAGATTAAAAAGAGAATTAATAATGAATTGCAAAGGGAAATTATTATTCAAAATTCTATGAAAGAATCTACTGCTGCAAATTATTCAAATGATAATTCAAGCAGTGATGGTGATATAATTGAAAATGATGATGATGAATTATTTCTAAATGAAAAGGCTGATGATAAGGGAGATGATATGTCTCTTATTAATTATGAT